TCAAATCGGGGGGAGCTCATCGGCGACCCACCCGCCGCTGCGGAACTGGTTGCCGCCAGCGTGCCCAGCGGACCCGGCCACCACCGTGCCATACAGTGCCGTCCGATGGAGCTCCTCCGTGTCCAGGGCGCCATCCTTTCCCCAACGCGGGACCAGCGACATTCGCGCGCCACCTGCAGCCGCCATAGCCAGTCGCTCCCAGTCCAATCCGCCCCCCAGGCCGCCCTGACGGGCGACCTGCAGGCGGTCGGTCTGAGGGGTAAAGCGGAGGCGCCGGTAGGTGCGCCGAGCCACCACGTTGACGCCTGCGCCCAGAGTGCGCTCCACAATGCTCGGGTCGATACGCTCAGTCTCTGAGCCGGGCTCAATGGGGAGGTCTACCGCCTGGTGGGCGAATAGCTCGCCCACGTCCAGACCCGTCACCCCAATCTCGACCTGGATACCCACCAGGGCTACGGTGCCCGCTGGAAGCACCCACCAGGCCGCCCGGCTTCCATCCACCAGCTCAACCACCTTTTGCGTGATCGATGCCCCGCCGAGGGCCTGGCCGTACGTGGCATCACCAGGCTTGCGTCCCGTGAGCTTGAGGGAGGTGCCGACCGGGCAGGACAAGCCGAGCATGCCAACAACACGGACGCCAGCGGCTGCTGGCCAGGTCAACCGCAGACGGACGGCCGATGCACCACCGCTGAGGCGGGCAATGCTTGTGGGCCGCCCATCGACCAGGGCGGCGATGTTCGCGGCAGTGGCGCCGTCAGAGGCAGCGGTAACACCCGCAGGGGAGAATCCGATAAGCATGTGGCAGTCCTTATGCGCCCCAGAATTTCAGGGTCTGTTCGCCAGTGATGGGGTTGCTGGTCACCGCCGTGACGATCACCTTTCGACCGGCTGCGAGGCCATAGCGCGGGTAGCGGATGCGCCCGACCTGGCCCGGTCGCAGCTGCAGGTCAGGCCGCGCGGTCATCCGGCCGGCATAGAAGTTGCGGGGCACTGCGTAAAGCTTCACGACACGATCAATCTCTGCCTGAGCGTCAGCGCGGCTATCGAAGCAAGACTCCACCGCTGGCGCGGCCTCCGCGTGCTGGTAGCAGGCAGGCAGATCCCCGGTGGCATAGACCTGGCCACGGTGGCTGGCGGACAGCTCCTTGCGGACGCTGGGCGGCACCTGGTCCAGGCCTGTGGCCATATCGCCGTCTGCCAGGATTGCCGCGTTGGGCCGATAGCCCATGCGTCGAGTAAGGCCTGGGGCCAGATCCGGCAGCACAACCAGCGGAGCGGCGAGCTCGACCAGGTCGAGCTCGAATGCCAGGTTCGCATCGGCAACGCTCTCAGGGTCGATCAATCGCGCCAGGCGCAGCACGCCATCCCCATCCTGCCACCAGTCGGCGCAGTAGCTGCCCAGGATCGCAGCCAAGGCCTCGCGCGGCGTGCTGTTGCCGTCCGCAAAGTAGCCCACCCCGGCATAGCCCGTAGCCTGGTCGATGGCCAGCGCGTCGGCGCTCTGCCATGCGGCTTTCCCAATACGGCCGAACACGTCTGAAAGCGCCTGTTGAAGCGTTGCCGGCCGGTCCGCGCCGATGGTCGAAACGTCAGCCGTCAGTGGCCCGAGAGGCGGCGACTGCAGGGAGAGCTGCTGTCCACCAGCAACCAGGCTGTACGCGGTGCCGGCAACCAGTTCCACTGCGCGGTCACGGACACTCATCACTGATTGCAGGCGCGAATCGCAGATCCATTGCAGCGAACCATCACTGTTTACCGCCGTGGTCGGCACGCTTCGCACCAGCCCGATCACCACGGGCTGCGGCTGCCAGGCAATGCTCTCGCCGTGGGTCGGGAGAAATACGGCCCTGCTCAGCGGTTCATCCAGGTCACTGTGCGCGTCCTTGAACGTCAGGCGCTTGTAACTGTCGTCTTCGACTTCGATTCGATCCAGCACATAGCGAGCGACTGGCACCGCACCAGCCATCGACTGGCCTTGCTCGACCTGGCGCACCGTGACTGGCACGTCACGAATAGCGGACAGCGCAGCGGCATCCAGCATCCCTGCGGCGTCCTGCACGCGGACCTGGGCGCTGCCGGCACGCGACTCATTGCCCCACATCCAGAACGAAACTGCGCTGATCGTACTCAGGCCCTCGGTAGCGATGATTCCAGCGAACGCGGTGTTCGCTGGCGAGTCGCTGGCAGCGCTCATGTAGTCCTCACTTGCGACCCGAATTGTGGGGATGGGATCAGCAGCCTGGGCCCATCCCGCGAGTGCGGCCGGACTGAGCCCCTGCCACTGGCCAGCGTTCACGACACAGCGCAGGCCGCGTGCTTTCGTAGCGGCGATGGACACGGCGAAGTAGTACGGGCCACCCGCTGAGACATCAACGCTGGCCACCTGCTGGCCGTCACGATAGAACTGGACCTGTGCGGGCGTGCCAGGCAGCACGCGCACACCCAGTGCCTCTCCCTTGATGGGGATTGGCAGGCCACTGGCAATCACAGCGCCGTTGCGAACCACTTGGCCGGTGTGCAATTTCCAGCCCACCCCATTAGATGCGCCCAGCTCAGACGATAAAGGCGCTGCCGCATTGCACAGGCCGATGATCGCAGTGAGAGGATCGTCACCCCACAGCATGAACTCAGCACCGGCAGGACCGGCAAGTGGAAAGGTGCTCCTGGCGATCCGGGCAAGAACAACGGCCCCCGGTGAGGCCACGGTCAAGCCGCCATCCTCTACCAGCAGACCAGCACCGAGCGGAGACGCTGCCCAACGACCGAAGGTACGCACGACAGGTCAAGCCTCCTGGGGAACTTCAATTGCTTCAAAGCGGTAGACCGCACCGACCTTGAGCGCGGCGGCGTCGGCCGTATCGACCGTGAGATTGATCTGCGGCATGTTCGGCTGACTGACCGGACGGAACTGCAGCGTCACGCCGGGCTGGTCAGCAGACTCGGTGCGAAGGTACAGTCGAGCATCAAAACGCATGGGTGTTTCCTCTTGATGGATGAGCGGCATTGCCCGGCCGCCCGGACGGGTCACTCCTCAATGGAGACGATGGAAAGGCTGGCGGTGATGTCTAGGCCGGTGAAACTTCCAGTCTGATGGCTAACGTCCTGTTCGCTGAACCCAACGATCTCTGCACGGTAGGTACGGTCCTGCGTGCCTTCGCTGTCGTTCAATGTCACCGATCCAGACCAGAACGAAATCGCCATATCCGGGCCATCAGACTCGTTCGTAATCGACACGCCGCCGCTGGCTTCAAAGCTCGTCCAGAACTGCTCCGCGTTGCTGCCCAGTTTTCTGTAGACATTCACCGCGCAGGCGTTCCTGTTTCCGCCTGCGACGAAGCCCTGGCGGTCCATTCGGTTGTTGGTTCGCACGACCGTTCGCTGGTAGCTGACAACGACGTTCTTGTTCCGGCCGCTTGTGCTGAACGGGCCGACGAGGATGGAAGCGCCAATAGTCTGCGTAGTAGTTGACTGCATCGCGTTGCGGCGGATGCCGGCCGCAATTGCACCGCCCCAGTAGGCGCCACCATTCACGTCCATCCACACGGTTGCGTTGCGCTTGGTCGCACCCGCAGCGCCGACATTGGGGCCGAAATAGTCGATCAGGCCATCAGGCCCGAAGCCGTTACCGATGATGCGCTGGACGTTGCCGCGCCAAACGCGCAGGTAGCCGTCTTGGACCTCCAGGCCGTCAGGTGTACCTGGGCTGATGAGGCGCAGGATCTTGGAGAGAATTTTCAGCTCACTTTTTGCCCCGGTGGCTTCCATCTCCATGCCCGAGACATTGCCGTCCACATCGAGCGCAAAGCCCCACTTGGCACTACTCTCCGAACCGCCGGCATTCCACGGGGGTGGCTGTGTCGCATCAGGCTCAACCCGCGAGAACATGGGGCGGAACATCCAGAAATACGGCCAGGCCTCCCCGTTGGGCTTAACGATGACTCGGAATCGAGCGGTCGCAGCTTTTGCCGGGGCGACGGTCTTGAGACTCGGGCGTGGCATTTCCGAGAGCAGTGGCGAACCGCTGTTTCCGGTATGCCCAGTTTCTGGCGATCCCCATTGGGCCAGCCAGTTCCCCGCCTTGTCCCAGTAGCTGATCTCGATGTAACAAGAACAGCGATGGGTGTTGAACCACGCGGAGGCCATGTACGTCTTCTCAGCCTCCACCGGGATAGCGTATTCGGTTCCCCACCAGACAATCTGCGTCGAAGTAGTGCCACCGGAGGTCGAACCTACTCCATAGATGCCAGGCGGGTGGAAACTGTCATTTCCGGGTGTCGGATCGCCGAGCTCTACCCACGCGGCCCCCGGATTGGATCCCCAGCCCCAGCCGTTGCGCTGATACTTTGAGAACGTCGAGTTGATGAGCAGGTTCCCGCCGCTGCCATGGTTGCTGACCTTTGCCTCCAGCGTCTGGACAGCACGGGCGCTGGCCTTATCCTTCACCTCGGCCTGGACGCCAGTCACCGACTGACCCAGTGACGTGATCTGCTGCCCCTGTTGGGTCACGGTCGAAGTAAGGCCCGCCGTTGCTGCAGCGTTTGCCATGGCCGCTGCAGCAGATTCCATGCTGCTTGGGGCGTACTCGGTGGCAACCAGACCGCGCTGAAACTGCACGTTGTCGATTTCGATGGCGTGCGGGCCAGGTTGCTGCGCAAACAGTCGGCCCACGTAAACACGGGCGAGCACGGCATCGCCGCGAGAGCGAGCAGGAAGGAGCAGGCGCTGCCATTTGCCGGTCATGGTCACCTCCGGCAGGGTCACGGTGCCCAGCACCGTACCGCCAGTGGCGTTCATCCACTGCACATAGAGCTGCGCCCGCGCGTCAGGTGTACCGCGCACCCAAGAAGACAGCGTGTAGTCGGTGTTAGGGTCCACCTTTACGTAGTTGGTGCCCGGACCTGCTCGGTTTAGGCCTACCCAATCCTTCGCATTGATGGCGGTCCAGTCGATACGCACAGCCTTCCCGCCACCGCTCAGCGGGGACTCAATGTAGGAGAAAGTGCCTCCCACGTCGCTTCGGATACGCTCCAGGTTCCATCCGGCTGGCGCTGCGGTAGCCACTGGGGCGTCTTCCATGCTGCTATTCCACAGCAGGTTGTCACCACCGATCGCATCGATCCTGGCATTGACGCTGGTGAGCGACTGGCCCAACGAGGTGACGCTGCTCTCGTTGGCCAGCGTGCGCGCTTCCAGGCTTGAGGTTGCAGCCGCGTTTGCCTGCGTGGCCCGCTCCAGCGCGGATACGTCCAGACTGCCCTGCGGTCGCCCATTGACGAATTCCACGATGAGCTCAACCCATTGGTCGGCACGTCCGGTGGAGGCCGGAGGCGACAGCCGCTGCATTCCGGCACCTTCGCCAGCGCGCTTGCGCCCGACAAGGATGAACATGCGCGTTCCGGTCAATGCTTCCACGTTGCGACGGGAAGCGCCCGCATCAACGAGGCGGTCTCTGGTCCCAGCGGTGTCTGCGCCGGCGTCGCTGTTTAGCGAGCCGGTGTGGTCGCTGGTGAACAAGATGAAATACTGATTGTCTGCCAGGGCGTTGTCGTACCAATCGTTGAAGCTGGCGCAGGCGGAGCGGCCGTTGCCATAGGTGTCAAAGGTCTGCCGCTGTCCCAGAGTACTGTCAGCGTTGACCACCTGCACATTGAGGCTGCGCCCGGCGCCGCCCATACCTGCACCCGCGGCATTTCGTGTTCCCGAGCCGCGCGGGCCTCCGGTCGGTTGGCTGGAGATGACTGCGTTCGCAGTGACTTCGTAGACAGTGGCGTTACCAATGCCGGCACGAACTGCAGTCAATGCCGTTCCTTGGGACAGCAACTGTCCCTCGGCATTGGTGACGCGCGCGTCCAGGGCGCTGTTCGCCTTCGCGTTGGCGGTTGTTTGGGCGGCAATCTCGGTGGCGCTTGGTGTCCAGTTTGTGGCGACCTCACCCTGCTGGAACATCGCATTGTCCAGAGCCACCGATACGTTCTGCCCGACAGCGCCTGATGCGGCCCGGAAGAAGATGCGAACGCTGACCGCGCCAGCCGGTGCAGTGAAGGTGCCCGTGTAGCGCGTCATCGTCGACGTTAGTTCGGAGATCGGGGCGTACTGTGCTGGGCCGATGCCTGCATTGTTGCTGTCCAGCCACTGCACCAGAAGCTGCATGCGGGCGGCGTCGGTGTTGATACGGCACGCCCACACGGAAAGCGTGTACTTTGTGCCCGCTACGGGCTTCGGGCGGTTTGCAGTGGCTACTTCAACGCCAATGTACTGGCCCACGGCAGTAGCTGCATTGGTGCCAACGATCTGGATCGCACGGGTGGAGCCCGTGACCGCATACGTGCCGGAGTAGCTCACGGCCTGCGTGATCGTGTTCGACGCGAACCAATCCGGCAGGGTGCTGTTCTCGGCATTGCTGGTTTCAAATCCGCTATTCGGCAGCAGGTTGTCGCCGCCGATGTTTGCCAGCGATGCGGTAACGCTGGTCATCGCCGTGCCAAGGCTCGTGATGGTGCTGCCTTGGAGCGTGACCTGGGACTGCAGCGCCTGGAGAGCGCTGTTGGTGGCCTTGCCGTCCACGTCGGTGCGCAGGGCGCTGATGAGGCCGGACTGTGCATTGATGAGGCCAGCCTGCTGGGTGACGGTCCCGCTCAACGAGCTCAGGCCATCGGCGACGGCCAGGATCTCGGTGACTTCCTCAATGGCAACATCGTCCACCCACAGCGTACCTGCAGTGTTATTGCATGCCACCGTGAGGCGCAGACCCAGAACGTTTGCGGCAGGGATGGTGTAGACAAACTCCAGGTACGTCCAATCGGCCCTGTTCGCAAGAAATGGTCGATCTGCAAGCCAGGCAGCTGCTTGGTCAGCAAGCCTGAGCTTGGAGTCGCCTGCAGTGCCGTTGAACGTAGCGCTGGTCCTGTACCAGCAACTTACACGGTACTTCTTCGCGGGCCCGGCAGCCATGGTCATGCCTGCATTCGCAAGCGCAACAGCGGTACGGGCCGAGCCCGTGCCATCGATGCGCAGCGCCACGCTGCCACTTCGTCCCTCTGCGGCCGGCCACGAAACACCGGCCAACTGCGAGCCTCCCTGATACGTCCATCCCACGTCCTTGCCGGCGTTCCAGCCGCCGTTAAGGATCATGTTGGCGCCCTGGGAAATCATCGCGGGCAACGTTGCATTGACCTGGTCAATACGTTGGCCGATGGCTTCGTCGCGGGTGAGGCTTGCCTGCTCGACCGTGTTTACCTTGGCCTCAGACGCGAGCGCACCTGTTCCTGCCGGCAGACGGACCTCCACGGCGGACTGGCGCTGGCTGAGCGCTTCGTCCGCGCCGACACGCGCCCGCATTTCGTTGTAGGCCAAGCCGCCCGTCAGCTTCGCCGGATCGTTGCCGGTGTAGTCGCCGCGCATCTGCACGGCCAGCGTATTGCGCTGGCCGGCCTCAGCCGCCAGGGCGGCAGTGCGCGCGTCGCTTTCCTGCTGGACCATGGCGACGGATGCGCCAGGCGACGGGCGGCCCACGGCGATCCAGTCGTATTCGATGTAGGCGCTGGCGGTCTGCGCACCCGTCAGTGCCAGGCGAATGGCACGCAGTGGTGAGGGGCCGTTCCAGGGCAGACGATCAACGTCGAGGACGGCGATGCCGTTGGCGTCGAATGCCGGCACGGGGATGGAGAGCGACTTCGCTTCGTTCCACTCTCGGTCGGCCTCAGTGATCCAGCGAATCAACCCCATCCAGGCGGGATTGCCCACCTTGCGCATGCGTAGCTTGATGAAGCGATAGGCGGCGCCGTCGATGTTGAGCGGCGCCGGGGACTGGATGCCGGAGTTGTTGGTGGTGTTGATCGGCCGCAGCATGCCGTCGGCGATAGTCGGGGCGCCGTACACACCCGTCCAGCCTTCCAGTCCTGCGTTGAAATGCCAGATGCCGGCAGAGTCGAACTGCGTGCCGCTGCCTGCGGCGACCTCGGCCAGAGAGCGTGCCATCGAATCCAGGCCGTTCTGGACTTTCGTGTGGACCGCGCTGATGTCAGCGGTGCGCTCGTTTTTTTCGTTCAGCACGCTCTGAATACGGGCGCGCTCTTCGTTGGCCAGGTTTGTGGCCAGATCCTCTGCACGCTTGGCCACTTCGCCCACTGCGGCCGCACTCTTCTGACTCTCTGCCAGGATCTGTGCCTGCGCAGCCTGGAAGTCCGCCATACGCTGCTGTGCCTCTGCAGCGTCTGCCAGTGCCAGGTCACGCAGGCCCTGGTCCACCTTGCCCTGCAGCTGGACCAGCTCCGCCGTGGTCGGCACCACCACGGGGGCCTGAGCCTTGGGCGTGGAGTCTGCAGACGACACGCCGTTGACCTGGACAGTGACCTTCCACCAGCTCACAACACCGCTGGCCTCGGTGTAGGTGTAGCGCGTGTCTGAGGTTTTGGTTACGTACTTCCATTCGCCCGGCTTTCCGCCTGCATCGGCCGCGCGCCAGAGGACATAGACAGCACCAGCCAGCGGCGAAGCGTTCCAGGTAATGGTCACGCTATCCGCTGCCGGCTTGGTCTCCACGCCTTCGGCCGGAGGAACCACAACAGCGGGCTTGGCCGACGCCACCCAGTTGGAGGGCTGCCGGGTCACAGGCGTGATTGCAGGCAGGCCTTGGCCACCGATTTCAACGAGCAATACTTTCCGGTTCATAGCGCCATCAAAGCGTTGTGTTCACCCTGGCGTGCCAGGGACTGGATGCCGTCGCGGACCTGCAGCAGCACCTCATAGGAAGGATCGGCGTAGCCACGCCCTGGCGCCGCTGGCGCAGCTGGTGCTGCAGGCGTGGTGCCACCGCCAGGCGCGGCCGACGCCGGGACTGGAACGCGGCTGTCGGTCAGCACCGTGACCATTTCCTGGGCGATGCGCTTGGGCAGATCGAACAAGATTTCTGCCAGGTCGGTGATGTCGGTCTGCTGGTTCTGCAGGTACTTGGCCAGTTCGTCCGTGGTCAGGCCCAGATCCTTGGCCAGCGCCTCAGCGCTGATGCCAGTGACGTTGCGCAGGATCTCCAGCGGATCGCCGCCACGGGCGCCAGCCAGATCGGCCACGCCCTGGGCGATGCGCTGAGCGCGCTCCAGGCGGGCGGCAGCTTCCTGCTGCTGTTCCAAGGCAGCCTTTTGCGCGTACAGCTGCTGCAGCGACGCGGCCGTGCCATCACCGCCAAAGCGCTTGGCGAGCTCCAGCACCTGGGCATAGTCCACCTGATAGCCCTGGCCGCTGGCATTGAGTTTGCGGCTGACTTCCAGGAACTGCTGGGCGTATTGGGTGAAGCTCTCCAGGTTGCCGGCGCTGGCTGCGCTTTGCATCAGATCCGATGCCGTGGAGCGCTTCTGCGTGTCGGTGTCCGGCGACAGCGTGCTGCTCAGCTTGAGCGAATTGATGAAGTCCTGCAGCTTGCTGCTGGTCCCGTCAATGGAACCGCCCAAGCGTTCGATTTCATCGTTGACGCGGTTGAGCGCCAGGCCTACCAGCTCCGACTCCAGCGACCTGGCCAGCGCGTCGGCCTTGAGCTGGGCAGCCTGACGGACGGTGGCCAGATCCTGCTCGCGTGCGGCCAGGCCGCCCAGGGCCTTGGCCTGCTGCTGCAGCGTGCGGATGCGCTCCTGCTCCTCCTGGCGTACAGCCAGGAGCGACTTGGCGAAGCCACTGAAACCATCCGTTGCGATCTCTTGCTGCGCGTTGCCCACTACGCTGCCGTAGGAGGAGGCGGCAGTAGTGATCGCCTTGACCTGTTCCTCCATGGTGGTGCCGGCAGCCTTGGCCATCTGCTGGAACATGGTTGTCGTGCGCTTGACCAGGTCGATTTCCTGGGCATTGAGCGCACGGCCCAGCTCCTGGGCGTTGCCGGTCATCAGCTCGATGGACGCCGCCAGGCTGTTCATCACGTCGCCGGCTTCAAACCCCTTGTTGAGGAAGTCGCCGAAACCGAGGATCGACACGCCGCGCCCGGTCAGGTTCTTGGCCGCGCCGGTAATCAGTTGCTCCAGCTGCGCCTGGGCCTTGTCCGGGTCCGCATCGAGCTGAACCTTGCCGAGGTCTACGCGGACGGAGGATAGCTGGCTGTTGATGTCCACGCCCAGCTGCTCGGCCAGGCTGATGACGCCTGCACGCGCGCGCCCAGTGGCCTGGCTGAAAGCGTCGGTGATCGTGGTATCGACCTGGCCATACTCGGTCCACTTCTTGTCGCTGCGGAACAGGCCGCCCTTGGCCTTGATGTCGGCATAGGACTGGCCGGCGAACCCGTCGAAGCCATACGAGCCAGTCAGGCCCTGCGCCTGGATCTGCGGCTTTTTGCGGCCGAACAGGGCAGCATGGATCGAGGAGCCAGACAGAATGGAGGCGGCTTTGGCGTTGAGGCCGAGCTTGCGCGCCATCTTATCGACGTGACCCACGGCGCCCAGGGTGGCGATCTTGCCCGCCCAGCTTTCGCCATTGGCGATGTCCCAGCCCTGATCGAACAGCTCGGCATTCTTCATCATGGCCGCGACCACCCAGCCGATGATCGGCACGGCCATCGATGCGGACGCCGCGCCGCCACCAGCAGCCCCGGTGCCAATGAAACCGCCGACGTTGTTGCCAAAGCCCATCATCTTGCCTGGCGCGGCCACCCCAGCACGCCAGCCGCCACCGGCCAGCATGGCGTTGGTGCCAGTGAGGTTGCGGCCGCCACCGATCATGTTGGCCAGGCTGCTCATCCAGCCCGAGCCCGCGCCGCCCTGGTTGCCGCCACCGAACATGCCGGCGATCTTCGACAACCAGTTGCCATCAGCTTGGCCACGCGACACGCCAGCCAGCGCGCCATTCATGGCGTTAGTGAGCGCATCCTGGAACGGGCGCACCAGGTTCTGCTCAAGCATGGTGCGCACGATGTCGCGCCAACCACGCTTGAAGATGTCCTTGAGGCGGCTGAAGAAGCTCTCAGACTTGTCCAGCCCGCCGCTGAACATATCGGCCAGCATATCGGCGACATCCGCGACACCGCGCGTTCCGACGTTGGCCCATTCCTCCAGGTCGGCGGTCTGCTGTTCGATGCGAATAGAGGCATTGGCCCACGCCCGTGCCTGGGCCATCAGGCCTGCGGTTGCCTCTGCGTTGATGCCGGCGCCGGCCTTGTTGGCCTCGTTGATCGCCTGGAGCATGTCCTGCTCGTTGCGCAGCTGGCGGGCGCGGCGCTCGCGCTCGATCCCAACCACGCCCAGCAGTTGCACCTCGCCGCTCAGCGTATCGAGCAATGCCCTGGGCGCCTGCTGCTGCTTGGTGACCTCGGCGGCATTCTTGGCCAACTCGGCCGCTGACGACTTCACCAGGCTGGCGTAGGCCTCCTGGGTGATGAGGTGCTTGGCCAGTTCGCGGTCGAGCTCGGCAATACGCTGCTTGTGCTGCTCCTGGGCAGCCGCCATCGGCCCGGAGAGCTCGGCAGCAGCCAACGCCGCCTGGCGGTTGTACTTGGCCTGGGAATCGGCCTGCTGCTCTGCCAGGCGCGCGGCCTGCTCGCCGGAGCGCTTGGCCTCGGTCTGGGTGCGCGTCAGATCACGGGTGGCCGCATTCTGCCTGTCCAGCGTCAGGGTGAGCTGGATGAGCTGTTCGTTCTTGGCCCGCGCCAGCTGATAGTCGGCGCTGGTCGGGTCCAGACCCTTCTGCGCGCTTTCCGTGATGAACTGCGCGCGCATGCGGGCTGCCTTGCCCTGGGTTTTCTCGATCAGGTCCAGCTGGACGCTCTGAATCTGCTTGTCCAGGCCTTCGTTGACCGACTGGAGGGCGGCCTTGATCGCGGCGCCAGCGCTCTTTGCTGATGCTCCCAGCGCGTCAAAACTCGCAACGTTGAGTCGGTTGCGCTGCTCTACGTTGAGCTGCTCATCTGCCCAACGCTGCAGTAATGGACGAGTCTGCTCCAGTGTTTGCCCTTGGTCCGCCTGCCGACGCAGCAGCTGTTCCAACGAGCTGCGCTGCGCGTTGGTTGCGTTGGTAACTCCTGCGGCGCTGAGGACCATGTTGGCCGAGACCGAAATGGCCTTGTCATAGCCCTTGCTCAGGTTGTCCAGCCGGAGCCGCGCGGACTCAATGGCTTCCGACGCGCGCCCCAGCTCCTTGTCGAATCCAAACGGCAGCGCCCGATCACGCGCCTCAAACGAGCGGCGCGTTGCCGCAAGGCGTTCGTACTCATCGCCCAGGTTCTTGATCTCTTTGCGGGCTGCCTCAATGGTTTCAACTGTGCTTGAAAGCTCCGCGAATGATGTGTTCGCGGTCTGCTGATTGAACTCCTGCAGCACCCGCATAGCGGGCTGGAAACCGGCTGTGACGGTCTTGGACAGCTCCTGTGCCTTCTGGTTGCTGTTCATCGCCCAAGCGACGAATAGCGACAGCGCGGTGATCGCAAGGCCTGCAGGGCCGCCAAACGCGCCCATTGCCACGTTGAGGCCTCGCATTGCGGCAGCCTTTGCGCTGAGCGCAACAGACGCGGCCTGGGCAGCAGCAGCCGTGCGCAGCTGGGCGGCGGCCAGGGCCTGCTCAGCCGCGGCTACGCCACCTGCCACGCTCATGCCGGCGCGCGCGGCCGATAGACGGCCTGCCGCCTGCTGCTCGGCAATACGGGCTGCAGCCAGCTCCTCGCGAGCCAGCGCTCGCGATGCGGCGGCTGCCGCGATCTTCTCGGCGGTAGCCCTGGCCAGGCTGACGACCAGGCGACTTCCCAGGGCGACGGCCAGGACACCGGCTATCTGGTCCAGGCGCTGCATGTTGTTGGCCAGGAACGCAATGCCCTGGGCGATTCCGCCGCTGGCGCCCAGCTCCTGGGAGGACTCGCCGACAAACTTCGTGACGCTGTTGCGCAGCAGCTCCATGGCGCGCCCGACCGTCAGCGGGATCTGCTCAAACTCGGCGGCGATGACGGAGGACTGGTTCTCAAGCGCGGCCACCATCTGATCGACGGTCACCTTGCCGTCGTTGACGTGCTTGCGCAGCTCGCCCATCGACAGGCCCATGCCGTCGGCCAGCGCCTTGGCCAGACGCGGCGAGTTTTCCACGACAGAGTTGAATTCCTCTGCGCGCAGCACGCCCCCAGCCAGGGCCTGGCTGAGCTGGACGATGGTGTTGGCGGTGGCGACGTTGCTGGCGCCGGAGATGGCGAACGTCTTGTTGATGGACTCGGTGAGCGCCAGCTGCCGTTGCTGGGTGATTCCATACTCGGCAGTGGACTGGGACAGGCGCGCGTAGAGGGTGGCGGTACTGTCGAGCGCGGTGGCGGTGCGCTGGGAGATGTTGAACACCTGAGCCGATGCGGTGGCATAGGCCTTGTGCCCATCCGTTGCCAGCTTGAGTCGCGCTGAAATGTTGGCGTAGTTGTCCGCAACGGAAATGAGGGCGCCGGCCGTCTGCGCGCCGATGTAGGTGGCCACCGTCGCCCGCGCCGATGCCAGTGCGCTGGACACAGCAGAGACACGGCGAGCAGTGGAATCCGCCGCCGTGCCGATGCTGGAAATGCCGGCAGCACCACGCCGTGCCTGGTCGCCGGTTGTGCCCGCCGTCGCGCCCAGTCGCTTGAGCTCGGCATCCGATGCCCGAACGGCTGGCACCAGGCGGCTGTTGTCGGCATCGAGGCGGAGGGTGACGGTTGGGTTCACGGGCTATCCGAGGCTTCGCGATGGGCCATGGCCGTGGTGCCAATCAGCACGTCCAGCGATGGCATCAGGTCTGGCAGTAGGTGCGGGGCAATGCCCTGGAGGCAGGCAGCGGCTTGGATCTCGCGGGCTTCAATGCCGTCGTAAACCGGGGCGTGCATGCCGGTGATCCAGCGGGCCTTGCAGCGCACGAACAGTTGGACGACTTCCCAGTTCTCATCCAGGACCGGGATAACGCTCGGCGGCTCCTCGCCGCCGCCCCCGTCGCGCAGAAAGTCCGCCGCGCTGACGACGCCGTCAGGTTCATGGTTCCTGTCGGCGCCGTCAGTGCGTGGACCCTTCCCAATCAGCGCCCGCGCGACGGCTTCGAGTTTTTTACGTGCGCCCGGCCGAACTGGTCGAAGTAGGCGCCGATGATGGCCGGCTGCAGGAAAGCGAAGAACGGACCATTGAAGACTTCTTCCAGGGCGGCATCGCCCTCGATGGCCTTGCCGTCTGCGTCGCCCAGGCCAGCGACGCTGACCAGGATCTTGCGCAGGTACTCCTCATCCTCAACGGGGTTGTCCTGGATGGCTTTGATTTCTTCGCGTGCCAGGATCTTGACCTGACACTGGATGGTGCCGGTGGCGAAGACGTTGGGCTGGTCGGTGGGGATGCGCAGTTCCACCGGCAGGTGCACGGTGTTGGTTCGGGCGAGACGGAGCATGGGAAAGTCCTTGGGAAGTGGTTTAACAGCCCCTTGATCGGGGACAGGTCCACTTTGCCCAGCCACAGCTGCCGTTCGGGACTAAAGCGCTTCATTGAAAAAGAAAGGCCCCGCACAGTGGCGGGGCCGTTGGGAGTGTAGCGCAGTATCTGCGAATTACGGCGGCGTGCTGTCGCCGAACTCGATATACAGCTCATCGCCGCCAGCATCGCTGGCCACGCAGGGACCAGTGAGCTCCCAGCCGTAGTCGCCATCAATCTCGACTTCGTTGATGTTTTCGATCTGGCCGCGAATGCCCAGCTCGCTGTAGAGCTTGCTCTTTTCGGTAAGGCGCAGCGCAACCTCCAGGACGCCGGCCGCGTCGCGCACTGCCCACGGATTGAAGTCAGCCAGGGCCGTCTTGGCCAGGCGCAGCGTCCAGGTCGGGGAGCGGTCGCTGATGCCGCTTTCCTTGTGGCTGGTGTACTCCTTCGACGTGATCGTGTTGCCCACGTCCACCGAGAGGGATTTGGCCCACACGACCAGGCCCGCTCCGCCATCAACCGTGATCGTGGTGCGGGTGTTGTCTGCGCGCGCGACGGTCGGCACCACGGCGGTGGTGGTGATGTTGGGCAGAGCGTCCTCGGCGATGGTGTCGTAGTCGCCCTGGATGCGGATGTTGCCCTTGAAGCGCTCGCCAACGGCCAGTGCCAGGTTGGTGAGGTTGTGGCGTGCGGCGCCGATCTGCTTGACCGTGCCGGCATGCCAGAACTTGGCATCGGAAATCGGGATGTTCGCGCTGATCGGGTTGTAGCGCGTGGTTTTCGCAACAGCGTCCTTGACGGCGGTCATGCCAGCGGGCAGCAACAGCGGTGCACAGACGGCATCGGAGTCAGCTGCTGCACCCGGCTTGGTCGGCGGGAACAGTTCAAACTCGCCCTCAATGAAGGCGCGCTTGGCACCGACTGCGAAGGGCTGGCCAGTCAGAAACGCACGATCCACCGGGCGTTCGATCTTGTCGAACTCGGTGCCGCTGCTGCCGTTGAACAGCAGCACGCCGTTGGCGGCGGCGGTGGGGACAATCGGCACCGAGGCCGATGAACGCAGCGCCAGGGCCAGGCCGCGACGCTTGAAGGATTCCAGGTTGGGCTGGGCCATGGTCAGTTCTCGGGTGAGGTTGCAGAGGAGCGGCGCGAGCGGTTCTGGCTCGATGCCGGCGGTGGCGGCTCGGGTGCTGGAGCGGGTTCGGCGGGCAGTACGGACTCATCCACGAGCTGGCCATCGATCACGCGCCAGGCACCGCCGCTGGTGGGGGTGTGCTTGGTAGTCATGGGAGTGGTGTGTGTTGTGTGCGGTAGTTGGTGACGAATACCTGCTGGTTGACCAGCCAGCCGGCGCGGTACTTCTCATCACGACCAGCCTGGAAGCTGAGCGCATCGAACGCATCGACGGGGGTCCAGCCGATCAGCGCTCTGCGGACGCCTGGAATGACTTGCTCATCCATCTGGCGGCGCGCGCCGCTGCCACTGGCCTGGCCGCTGAAGTTGCGCACCATCAGAACCACGCGCAACGTGACATCCACGTTCTGGATGTGCTGATCGCCCGTGTACCGGGGCCGGCCGCCAATCTCGGCGGACGTCACGTAGGCGGCACAATCCTTGGCTGGCTGCTGGTCCAGGGCCGTATCCAAGTCGGCGGCATCGCCGACAAGGAGCAGTGCCTGTACGTGATTCCGCAGACGCTCCAGGACGGGCGTGACCGGGAACGGTCCTACAGTCACGGCCGGCCCTCCCGCCCGAACACCTTGTTGCCGGCATGGAAGATGAATTCCCCTGCCGAGCCGGTAGACGTGGTCGGATCTTCGATGCCCAGGTGGAACTTTTCCTGTGCCGTCTCCTGCAGCAGGCGAATCGCGTCACGGTAGTCACGCACGATGGGATCGGTGCGCTCGTCCGTCTGGCGATCAGGATGCAGCAGGTAGCGCGTGATGCTGCGAGACCAAACGGCCAGTAGCGGCACGACCTTGCCCAGCGGCAGTCTGTAGCGCCGTGCCAGGTAGCCGTCGATGATCGCATCTGCCTGACGGGTGGCCTCCTGGATGCGCTCCAGGGCCGCATCGGCCTTGGCCACTTCGCTTGGCGGAAAGGCGCTGCGGTCACCCCCGCGCAACGTGGCATCCATCAGCTCGGTGGCAACCGGGCGCTCATCGCGCCCACCCGCCACCTGGGACAGTTCCAGCGCCCCTGGGAGCTCGGCCAGTTGCGTGAGGGTGACGTAGGCCATTACGCGCCGGCCTCCAGCGCCGCCTCGATCAGGCCCACGCGATCAGCTGCCGGCTGGTTCGCCCAGGCGTCCTCGGCCAGGCCAGCGGCGGTGCGTGCGCGCGCCTCGGCTTCGGTCCACTTGCGCTTGGCATTGCCGGACTTGGTTGCCTTGCGTTCGCGAGCCAGTGCCAGTTCGTTGGGATCGTCCGACGCTGGCAGCTCCGTCACGATCAGCTCGGGGTCGCTGTTGATCGCGTCGAGCTGCTTCTTGTCCAGGTCATCGACATGCACCGTCCGGCCCTGCCGGGTGAAGTGCATGCCGGCACGCCAGCGGCCACGCTCCAGGCGGGCCTTTACCAGGATCTGTTCGGCCATGGGCCGCTCCTTCTGTATTCGGGGAAGTTACGACCGGCACCCTGCGGTGCCGGTCAGTGGTCGAGGGTCAGAGCAACCAGGCGCAGTCCATCGCCTCAACAACGCCCTTCATCACGTTGTCAGTGCCGGCGATCTGGTTGGCGGTGAGGATCTTGGCGGCCTTGAACTTGTCGTTCGGCACGCACACCAGCAGATCCGGCACCAGACCCAGCGGACGGCCGTGGTCGCCCGTGCGCGAGGTGAAGGCGGTATAGGCTGCCTGCAGGTTCTCCTCGGTCAGCGGCTTGTTGCTGGCGTAGGCCATCTGCCAGAAACCGAAACCGACGTTGCGGCGGCAATCGGCGCCGTAGCGGAACTCCTTCTTGTTGAACACGCCCTCATCGGTATCCGTGTCCATGGAAACGAACTGCGGCGGCTTGCGGTTCTGGAAGATGATCGGCTTGAGTGCGCGCTTGGTGCACAGCAGATACCAGTAGGCACCATTGCCGCCCGAGTCCACGTTGCTCTGGACCGTTTCCTTGCCGTCCTTGTCCAGCACCGGGTGATCGGTGTCGAAGAAGTTCTGGCCGTCGTAACAGGCGGTGGAGATGCCGTTCTTCAGCAGCTCGAACGTCAGCTGGTCCGGCTGTGCACCGACCGACTCGCCCATGCTCTGCATGAGCGGGCTGTAGATGCCGAGGTTGTCGTCCTCGATGTCATCCTTGTCCACACCAACAGTCAGCTCATACGGCTTGTTCTTGATGGTATAGCCGTGGCTCTGCAGGCCATGCACCACACGTTCGCCGATCCACTCGCGCACGTTGGGCAGCTTGCCCAACCAGCCGTACTCGTTGGACTTGGTGGTGGACGGCACCACCGTGGCAATGCGCTGGAACTGGGATGGTGCCTGGCCGAGGCCGGCGTTGAATGCTGCGTTGAAGGCGACGTACAACGTCGAAAGATTGCCGCGATTGACGATCATGGGATTGTCCTGGTGATAGGGGAACGGGTGGGCCGGCTCAGCCGACCACGATCCACACGCCGGCCGCATCCACGTCCAGGACGACGCCAGCGCGCTTGCGGGCGCCGCTGTTGTCGGTCTTGGACACGGTCTGGTCATCGACGATGTAGGCAGTTGCGCCGATGTCGGCGCGGGCGATGGCATCAGCGCCGGCACTGTTGTCAAAACGGAAGCCAGTGCCGCGCTCGCATTCGACCGGCTCGCCTGCCGACGTTCCGGTGACGGAGCGAAGTGCAACGCCGACGGCGTCACCGGAGCCGGCAGTGCCTGCCGGCACCGCGTTGCCGTTGGTCGCCAGCAGCGCGATCAACGTGCCGGAGTGGATTTGGGTGCCGGGGTTGGTCGGGTGACCGACGCGGAATGCTTCCCGGCGGGGGGTGTTGCGAGCCTGGGTGGCTGCGCTCATGGCGGACTCCAGTGAGAGGCGGGTGTAGTGCTCAGGCCTGCGCCTGGGCGGTGTCCTTCTTGGATTTCGCGAAGGCTTCGGGGGTGACGCCGGTAGCGCTGCAGACGGCCATTTCAGCCTCGTCCAGGCCATGCTCGTTGGTCGCGCCGGCCGGCTTCCGGCCGCCGGTCTGCGTGCTGGTCAAGGCAGCGATCGGACCGGCCTTGTCCAGGAAGGACGACAGCGCGGCCAGGTCTTTCTTGCCCAGATCGGTGGCCCAGTCCTTCATGCCCGGCAGCAGGCGGCCATCAGCCAGGCCATCCTCGACCAGGGCGCTGACCTTGTCAGCGGTGCGCTCGGCGGACAGCGCGGCGACCTGGCCGCGCACTTCCTCCAGGGCGGCGATGGGCACGAACTTGGTCGGGTCCGGGGTGGCGGTGGCCTTGGTCTTGAGGGCACTGCAGGCCGCAACGGCCGGCTCGCCCTCGGCGCCCAGCTCGGCCTGCAGTCGGCGCAGCACGCCCAAGCTGGTGGTCAGGGAACTGCAGGCGGCGATGGCGTCGGCTTCGGAGGTGTTTTCGGGCAGGCCCAGGGCAGCCAGGAAGGCTTTGAGCAACGGGTTCATGGAGGTTTCCTTGTCAGGATCGATGTCGTGGGCAAAGCAAGCCGCTGCGCGCAGCTCCATGGCCTGCATGCCGTCGATGGCGGGGTCATTGGTGAAGGCGGCCATCTGCATGGCCAGCACCTCGCCGGTGGTCTTGTCGTAGAGGAACACCGGAGAGACATAGCGATAGGCGCCGGTTCGGATCTGCTCCGCAGCCTGGGGAGTCAGCTCGGTGGTGGCCCAGAGGCCAGATCCCTCGCGCCATTGCAGCGCACGCATCCAGGCAGCGGCCGGCGCGGGCTGCCCGTTGGTTTCTTTGTGCAGGGTCTGGTGTTCGTAATCGACCACTGCCGGGTTGACGCGAGCGTTGAAGCGCTCGATCACGCGAGCCGCCACCGAGGCGTCGATATACCAGGCGGGGACATCCATCTTCCGCCCGTCGCTGGGCTTGAAGTGACCGGCAGGGGTCAGCTGGATGGAGATGATGCGATCATCGCCCACGGCGTCGGCCTGCAGCTGGAAGCTGCAGGCAGCCAGGGCAACGGCGGTATGGAGGCGGCGGGCGGGCTGATTCATCCCCGCCAGATTCGCCGCCCTCGATCAGGAGGCGGGACTAAAGCCCTTCACTGCTTTTCGGGTGCGGCCCGATGGGCGGGATGTCGGCAGGGACTCTACACCGGACCGGGCGATTTTTGTCCCTCCCCGGGGCGGTCACTTGAACAGTCGCCTTCAAGGGCGTTTGAAAGGCGTTTAAATCGACCGCCGCTGCCCGTTGGGGGTGGACCATGGACGGTGGCCGCGCCCAGGGGGCCTCCACGGGCCGTACAGGCCGTTTTAGGCGGGGGGCGATCCAGCGGGGGCCGCGTCCAGTTCCAGCCAGGCGACGGCCAGGCGTTCGATGCTCTGCTCATCCTCGGCGCTCAAGCCCATGAAGGGACGGGCCGGCAATCCAGGATGATTCACCTTGGCCACGAACGCGGGTCCGTCCTGGCCATCCTTTCCTGAGCGCGTCTGCATGCCGGGCCAGTAAAGCGCCTTTCCGTTCTTTGCTCGGATCTCGTATGGCCTGGTGCCCTCCTGGTGCCAGCGCGCCTGCTTGGAATCGGCGCGGATCTCCACCCAGTCAGGGCCCGACAACGGATGGATGCCGTCACGGGTGCGGCGGGTNATCGTTGAGCGGGGTCCGCCCCGATCCATCGGCAAGCGGCTGCCAGGCAACGCCGTCCGGCCCAATGCCGGTATCGAATCGGGCCTGAGTGCTTTCCGTCAGATCCTCGCCAACCTGGGCCATCAGGCCCGACAGGTTGACGCTGCGCTCCAGGAGACGGGCAAACCACTGTTCGGCCTGCCGTGCATCGATAGTGAGAATCAGGGGTTCATTGGCCATGGTATTCTCCACAAACGGGCCGGGGCCAAGCCGCCCCCGGCGTAGCGGCTCCGCCGCAATCCTTCCACAGGGTGGGCCAGCCCCCGAGGCCCTGCAGGAAGCGCCGCAGAGCGGACTGGCGCGTCTGTAGGCAAAGGCTCATTCCTCCGGCCGTCCCCATACCAGCAGCCCCTGCCGCGAACGCGGCTGAGCCTTGCTGCCACGGAAGAAGTCGAACGATCCCCACACCCCGCCTGGCAGCACCTCGGCAATCACTGTCAGGGCGTAGCGCTTCTGCGCGCCGCCTTCGGACTCGGTGACTTCGATCCGCTTGACGTAGTAGCGGCGCAGGCCAAGCTGGCCAGCCTCGTTGCGGGCGAAGTTGGCCCATATCTCAAACGGGCTCTGGATCGTCTCGGCCAGCAGCGGCAAATACTTTTCCCGACCATCCAGGCGTGACGGCTTCTCCAGCCAATGCTCAATAACCTGGTCGGTAAGCAACACCTCGGCCCCGGATGGATCGGTGAGCGTGGCAGTGCGGCCGTACAGTTCCTGCCAGGCCTGGCGCACCTGTTGAGGGTCACGAATACCCGTCGGCAGCGGCCGGGCAATCGCAGCGTCCAGCGGAACCTGGGCGGGGCGCCCATAGTCCTCGGCGCTTCGCCCTGGCACCTCCGACCACTTGGCCGCTGCGTCCTTGGCAAGCGTGCTGTCGGCGATATGGCGGCCGCTGGCGGCGTGGCCGACGTGATAGGCCCACTCCGGTGGCGGGTCGCCCTGGATGGGCGCGGGCGGCTCACTGACCTTCCAGCCCATCGCCTTCATCTTCGCGGCCGATACGCCCAGCACCGTGCAGCGACAGCCCCAGCCATTGGGCGTGTAGTGGGTGTCCCACCAGGGATGGTCGGACGGCAGGATGACCCCATCCCATGCCTTGTGCTGCTCGCGCGGGTTGCGCACGGTGTTGTGCTTGTAACGCAGGAACGGGAAATTCTTGAGCGTCTCCCAGCGGCCGGCCTGGTAGGCCGTTCGCAGGTTGGTGTGGTAGATAGTCGCCGTGCGCCAGGCTTGCCCGCCTGGGCTACCTTCCCCGGTCCAACCATGCCATCCGTTGCGCTGGACGATGTCCTGGAAGCGAGCGCGGAAATCCTCCAGCGTTTCGCCCTGCGTAATGGCTGCATCCACCGCTTCGCGCAGATCGGTCAACAGCGCATCGCGGGTGGCACCGGCAACGACAAACGCCCGCGCGTGCTGCCCGTGCATGAGGTCATCCCAACGTCGCGTCGGAAGGTTCACCTTCCCGCGAAAGTAGCGCTCGGCCTCGGGCATGCTCCCGAAGTTGCCCGTCACTTCAGGCATCATTGAGTCCCTTAAATGGTTCTGGAGCGGTCATGGTTTGGAGAATTCCCATCAGGTTCGTGGATCAGGCAGGCAATCCAGCATCGCCAAACGCCAGCAATCCCTCGTTCGCCATTCCCGTTATGGACGTAGTTTTTCGTTATGACCCGTCTGAGGCGATGCCACTGCAAGCGCATGAAGTGAGCGTGATCGCGCTCGTAGACACGGGAGCAGATTTGAATGCCGGCACTAAGAAGCTCATCAATGCAGCTGGCGCGCCTCGCATGCACGACGTGACCGTCCACGGAGCGACTTCGGGCATTGCTTCATCCCGGCATGTCTGCCAGCTGCTATTCCCTAGCGCGGCCCTCCAGATCACCACCGACATTGACACTGTCCCTTTGCGGGAGAATGGCCGTTGCTACGATCTGATCATCGGGCGCCTGACACTTCGACTCGGAAAGCTTGTCATGGACTACCCCGGAAATGCTTTCTACTGGGAAGTCCCCAAACCGAATGCGTAGATTTGGTAGCGCAGAGTGCAAGGAGGCTACTTCTTCAGGGAGGCGTGCGGAAAGTGAGGTGAGCTCAGCCACGACTATCCTCCAGAGCATCGAGCATGCCTGCTGCTCCCGCAATAGCCAGGGCGTGCTGCATGGCCTGGCCAAACTGCGCCACGCTCAGATTGGGCAGCAGGGCCAGCAGGCCATCGCGGATCTGCTCCAGATCCTGTGCGCCATCCACCAGCTCGCGAATCGCGCCCACCCACTCGGCCACCACAGGGTCGAGCTCGGTGGCCACCAGCTGTGCCAACTGGTCCTCGCGGTCGCGCGACGACACCGAGACGGGCTGGGCGGTCGCCGCCGTAGCCCGCACACTGCTCAACGCCACCTGATCCGTTACTGATGGAGCCTGCCGCAGCATCGGCTCATCTTCTCCGGCTTCGGGGATGCCCAGCTCGGTATGCGCCCAGGCACATGGGATCTTCATACCCATGGCGACCAGTGGGGGCAGTGCCGTGGCGTAAGTGCCGATGTCCTTGATCTCGGCCAGGTCGAACACCAGGCGTGGGCACCGGCGGTAGTCGCCCGGTCGCACCAGCCCGTTGAGCACTGCCAGTGGGTAGATCAGGTCACGCGACAGCGTGCTGGCCAGCTGGCCAGCATCGGCATCCTTGATTTCCTTGCGCACTTCGTTGTGCACCGTCCCCAGCGCATTGGTGCTGGTCTTGCCATCGGCCTGGCTGGTCAGCGTGCCGCCCAGGATGGCCTTGCTCTGGCTGCGCTCGCACCAGTTCATCATCAGCTCAAAGGCCTGGGGATCACCCTCAGCAACGGCGGGGAACTCCATGATCATCCCCTCGGGGATGATGCCGGCCGCGTTGTGGCCAATCTCCATCAACGCGCGCAGCAGTGACATTTTCTCGCGGTCGGATGCGCCTGGCGGGTACTTGCCGATTCGCATTGGGATGCCGTAGACCTCCAGGAACTCGGCCAGGTCGCCGACGCTGTAGTTCTTGAACAGGTACGGCCACACCAGCACGCGGAACAGCGCAGCGCGCTCCAGATAGCCGCTCTTGGCCTTGTGGGTGTGGGTGATCCAACCAAACGGGCGCAGGGCTTCGCCTTCGCCAGTGCCGTTGCGCAGACGGATCTCCTGACGATAGCCACGGTGCAACTGGAACCAGGACTGCGGCCGATGGGTAATGGACTTTGGCAGCCACTCCTGGGCACTGCGATCCCATTCGATTTCCTGATTGACGAAACCCTTGCCAATGGCGTCGGTGGTATCGAACACGATGCCATCGAACTCATCGATAGCCAGCACCATCGCCTGCAACTGCTCGGCCGCCTTCTTCTCGGCTGCACTGGCACTGGGCGGTGGACTGATCTTGAACGGCAGCCCCGATACGGCGCGGCGGCGCTTGGACATCTCCGAGAAAACGTGAGCGTCGCGCTCCTCGATGTCTTCAAACAGCTCGTACTGGCGGATCAAATCGCCCTGTTCGGCCGCCAGGAGGATCGAGGCCAGCCGGCTGGGCGTGAGGCCGCGCGAGGGGTGTCCCTGGAACTCACGCTGCAGTGAGGTGGCGTGCGCAGTCTGAGGCTGTGCCAGGTCGGACACGGCGAAGGGCTGGCCATCGGGGCCAAGAATGCGGGTTTGGTTCACCATGCTTGCGGTTCCGGCAGATTGAAATCGTCGTCCTCGGGACGCTCGTGCCCGTGGCTGGCCACGGAATCAAAGCCGCGCACTGAGCGCGGCACAGGGGTCCAGTCCATCTCGGCACCTGGATGGCGACTGGCGTAGTACATGAGGGCAACCGCGATAGCCGAGTCGCCATGGCGCTGGCCACCATCTCGCCCAGTGGTTCGCTCGGGCACCCTGGCCACACCCTTGATGACTCGCACCACGCGAAGGTCTGCCATCGTGTCCTTGTCGCGCGGCAGCGAAATGGTGTTGTCCTCAAATGCCTTCTTGACTGGCGGCATGTGCTCGCGATACCAGCCCTCGGTGGCCATCACCAGCGCCACCCGGCTATAGCCGAATTCCTGGGCGAGGAACTCAGAGACGGCGCTACCATTGCCGCGAGCATCCACTGCAGCTTTGACGAACCTGGGCAAGCGGTGGATAACGAACTTGGCTACCTGTTCCTGCTGCCGGTGCGGCATGTTGCGCAGTTCCAGAATGAACGGCACTTTGCGCACCAGCGTCTGCGTGATCTGCGCGGGCATCATCACAGTGAGATCGCCTGTCCGGCCGAAATCCTGCCCGTAGACGCTCTGTAGCTCAGGGTCCAGCTTGTCCAGATGTGGTCCAACTTCGTCATCCAGCCAGGTCTGCACCGCGTCCCATCGGAAGTGGTCGCTTTCCTGCTCAAAGCCGATTGGGCAGGTGTAGCGCAGCACCGGGGCATCGGTCATGCGCGCCTCAATCAGCGCTGCACTGAGCCATGCGCCACTGCCCTGCGACGGAATGCAGTCCAGCTCCTCGGCGGCGGCATCGCCATAGGTGCCGTACACCTCGGCGATAAACTCCCCCTCGGCTTCCTGTGACCAGGTTTTGCCCAGGCGCATGCAGACACGGCGGTAAAGGCCTTCTTCGACGGCCTCACGGAAAGGCACGCGGTGGATCGATCCGCGACGACCACCTGCGCGGATCTCCTCGATCAGCTCATTGAATGCGTTGTCATGGCCGTCATGGGTGGAGATGAGGCGAACCTTTCCGCCCCACACCAGGAACGCAACAGCTGCCTTGAGCAGCTCCTGCAGATCATCGACGAATGCGGCTTCGTCGCCCACCAGCACGCCCTGGCGACCACGCAACTTGCGCGGCCGACTGGCCAGTGCCGTGATCTTGAATCCACTCTCCGGAAAGCGAATGGTGAAGGTCTTGATGTGCTTGTCATCTTCCTCCTCATCCCAAAAGCCTTCCTCCACCAGTCCGGCCGCATAGTTGAACGCCTTGGCCCACATGGCGCAGGCCTGAATGTATTCCTCGGTCATTTCCTTGTCGGTGCCGAGGTAGTACACGTTCTGACCGCCCGCACTCTTTGCACTGGCAGCAATCAGCACGTTGTCGGAAGCCTCTGCCCAGGTGATGCCGGTACGGCGTCCCTTCTCCATGAGTTTGAGGTTGGCGGGATCGGCGATCCAGCGCTGCTGATACGGCATCAGTGCCGCAGGCACTTCGGCGGCGGCAGTGTTCGGAACAAGCTGGCGGGCGCGATCATTCATTCGGTGCGGATTCCCAGGATCTGAGAGCGAATGTCGGCGGCGGCAGCGGCGGACAGCCCGCCGCTCTTGACGACCTTCTCCAGCTTGGCGGCCTGCTCGCGCACCATGGCATCGCGCGCTTCCTGCATGATGGCGCGCCGCACATTGACGCTCACGCGCTGGGTGTCCATCGCGTCCTTGGCAGCGCGGGCCAGCTTACGGATCTCATCAATGCTCACGTCCTCCTTTTCGTGAGCCCGCAGCGCCGCATTGGTGGCCAGGGTGGTGATGGCTTGGCCGAGGAGCGCGCCGGCCTTCTCGCCCACACCTTCGCCCAGCTCGCCCACCACAGCCTGGGACACTGCCTCGATCTCCCGCATGCGAGCCGTCAGCTCAGCAAACCCCGCACCATAGCGATGCAGGGCGGAGCGCGAGATGTCGGCCGCCGGCTTTCCTGGGAACTGCTGTTGCAGTGCCTCGATCATCTCGGCCAGCGTGAGCCGATCTTCGCGCAACAGCTTCTCGATGAACGTGCGTTGTTCTGCAGGCAGGCGCTGAATGCTGGACTTGCCGCGACGGCGTGGTGTGGTGCTCATCGTCGTTACCGGGGGCTGGGGCGGCTGACACCGGGCACACTGGCCATGCCACGCGAAACGTCGTGACCGCGAGCGCTCAGCTCAGCAACCATCACGCCCGGCACGGGCTCATCAACGCGCACCAGCGATTGCTCGCTCAGCCAGGTCAGGTCGGTCAGCACGTCGTCGCGGCTGGCGGCCACGGCCAGGACGTTGAGGCCGGCATGCAGTACCGAACTGTTGGCGCGGTAGCCGTTCTGTTCCGAGAGCAGCCGCAGCAACACCAGGCGGCGGTCCTCGCGGTGGCGCTCCGCAAAGGTCTTGTGGGACATCAGTCTTTCTCCATGAGGTGTTCTTGGACGGTTTCGAGCATGCGATTGGTGGCGGCTGCCATGCCCTCCAATCGGGCAATTCGGTCAAACAGTTCGCCGGTTTCCTTGTGGGTCAGGTGGTGTGCGTGCTGAACCTCCAGTTTCGTGACTCGATCAGCCAGGCCGGAGTGGCGCCACCACAGCACCACACCGACCAGGAGGTTGAGCGCGACCAGTCCAGCAACCAGGACCAACAGCCCAATCACGATGGACGCGTCCCATGCGGCGGCGGCGATCATGGGCGGAATCCCGCGCCTGCGCAGGCGGTGCAATGGCGGGTGCCTGGCACTGCCTGCAGGCGACCAACTGGGACGATGGCGCCGCACTCCTGGCATTCGGTATCGCGCATCGGCTTGGGCGTTGGTTGAGGGTTGAACTGCGGGCGGCTGTGCCTGAAACGATCCCAGGCGCGTTCGGTTACTACGTCGGCCTGGTCAGCGTCGTCTGCCACTCGGGTGCCTCTTGCCTTGGATGATTTCATTCAGGTCCACCGCCACGGCACGAAGCGTGGCCACGCGCCCTCGGTTGATGAGCCCTGCGTTGCCTGGCTGCCTGCTGCCGCTTTCGGCATCGCGAGCCATCTGCTCGTACTCGTTCCGCAAGCGGGTCAGGTCAGCGACCTTGATCGTGGGTTCCGCCTTCACGGGCACAGGCCTCCACGGGCAGCTGCAGCTGGGTGACCGCTGTGCAGTACCAGCCCCAGGCGGTCGCCTCCCAGTCCGACACTGCCTGCGTCAGCCTTCGCTGCTGGTTGCGGCAGTCGTGGTACAGCGCCGCGACCTGGTCGTGATTCCCCAGCAGGGTTTCCCAGAGATCGTCCTTGGCTGCTGGCAGCTCCGGGCACTCGGTCTTGAGCGCTGCCGGCATCGGCGGGGCGGGCGGCTGGGGGAGCGGCGCCTGCGTTACTGCGGTTCCAGTGCTGCAGGACATCAGCCCCGGCGCGACCAGTGCGCAGATCAGGGCGATTACGCAGGAGCGAAGCGAGCGCCTCTTGCTGCTGCAGGTTGAATTGACGTTGGTTCTCACGGTCCAGCTCCTGGAGCTCGGCAATGTGGTTGAGGCGCTGGGTTGCGCGGTAGTAATTTGCGGTTGCCTGGGCCGATTGGGTCTGCAGCGTCTTGGCCGACTGCTGCAGTTGGCGCAGCTGCAGCTCCAGGCCCTCGCGCTGCTCGATGGCCGCCGATCCGGCTGCCCAGCGATGCCCCGTCGCAAACCCGATGCCGAGCAACGCGGCAACGGTCAGGCACAGCACCAACAGCAACGAGAGGAAGCGATACGGGCGGATCGGGTCTGCGATCAGGGGCATGTGGCCACCCCCGTCCAACCGGCTGCGAGATACGCCGGCTCCAGTGTCAGTAGGATGCGTTTCGGATAGCCGGTGTTCTCTCTGTGCGCCCACTCCGCTCGGGCGCGGTACGGCTCGACAGCCCGCCAGTCGTTTGCATCCGCTCCCTTGGTGTACGCCAGCGCTCGCTCGCGATTGAGCGCCTTTTCACCGCCGTTGTACGCGCGGAAGGTAAAGGCCCACCGGCTGCAGCTGCTCATACGCCCCTGGCTGTACTCGGCGACGCGGTCGAACAGCCAGCGGTCATACAGCGCGGCAGCCAGGATGGCCTGCTGCGGGTTCCATGGATCGAATCCCGCCAGGTCGGTCGGATAGATCGTGGCGATCCAGCGGGCCGTGGACGGCATGAACTGGGCGATCCCCTGGGCACCCACAGGGGAGCGCGCATCTGCCCGGAATGCGGACTCCTGGTGCAGCTGTGCGGCCAGGCGCGCCGAGCTCGCGTTGACGCCCCATGCGCGGGACGCTGCCTGTTCCACGCGATGTCGATACAAGGCGGATGCCGGGGCAACCTTGACGGTGGCGCGGGCGGTTGCAGCTTCTGCCTTGCCGCAGATGGCCCAAGTTACGATGGCCACAAGCACCAGGCAGACCGCGATGGCCAAGCGCAGGCTGGGATCGGGGCGGCCGTGCCGGGTCATCCGATCAGTCCTGCCGCAATCATGGCCGCAGCGATCAGCGTCACGCGGCGGGTTTGCGCCATCGACTTCTCGATGCCATCGAGATACCTGGGATCAGCGCCACGGAACAGGGTCAGGTCAACGCCGTGGCCGATTACGGCCGCCATCGTCAGCTTGGCGGCCGCCCAGGCGTAGGACGCCACCAGGATGGGATTGAGGATGGCCACGCTGGCCAGCAGGAACAGGCTCAGCGCCAGCCACAGCCAGATGTAGCCGATGCGGTCGAACAGCGAGCCGAGGTAGGCGATGGCTCGGGTACGGCGATTGTTGGGTTCCATGTGCACTCCGCTGTTTGGGTAAGCGGGGTGCGTCCGTGCTGCGCACGTTGACCGTCCCCCGGTGCACACAGCTTCCGCGCGCGCGAAAGTGGACGGGGACTAAAGTGCTTCAATGAAAAAGCCCCGCATATGCGGGGCCTTTGTAGGGATACTGGCAGGTCTAATCGTGTCGCGCACACGCCCGTGGGTAGTCGCGCCAGAGTATGGCATCCACACTCCCATCGTCCTGACCCGGATCAATGACCGCAGCGACCGGATCGACCATGAAACGGCGATAGCCTTCTGGCCCGAACGACACCCGTCCGCAGACAGTGCGCTTGTCCATTCCTATGCGGACATCCGTGAATGCCGCGACGGTAACGCCGGCCTTCTCCATGATCGCGCTCTTGGCAGAGGCGATCTTCCAACTTGAGTAACCCCATACGGACCAACCGAGGCACCCCAGCACCACCGCCGCAATCACTGCAACCACGGTCCACTCAACTTTGCCCAGCACCGGCCGACTCATCATCTCTCCTTAGAAATCAAAATTCCGCTGCACCCTGGCAAGGTGCAGCTGGCGTTGCTGACGAATGATCTCGTAGACCCGAACCTCAGTAAGGCCATACTCGGTCACCAGCTGCGCAATGTTACCGCGCTTGGCCCGACGGTAGATTTCCGCGTCCCGCAGGGCGTTGCGCAGGCGCATCCCCTGCGGGATGTAGATCTGACGGCCGCCGGCATACTCGGCTTGCGCCAGCATGCCGGCGAGGGCCAGCCTGGTGGCCTGTTCTTCGTCCAGCCCGGCGCGACGGAACGCAGCCTCCATGACCGCAACCAACGCGACCAGGGTGCCCTCCCATTGCTTTTCGGTCAGATCCAGCGGTGCGGCCGCGATCAGCTCGGCGGCTGCATCGGCGTCCGGTGTTCCGACCCAATCGCGTTGCTCGATCATCAATGCTCTCCGTACTTCTCGCGCGCCTCTGCGCGCTCGCGCTCGGCATCGTCGTCGGACATCTGGCCCAGCGACACCATCTGGCTGATCCAGGCCAAGCGCTGATCCAGCTTGGATTCGCCAGCACCTGGATTGACGCGTGCCGTGGTGCCCAGGTGCCGGCCTGCGCGGGCGTGTTCCTCTCGTTCGCGCTCAGCGGCCGCATCGGCCTGGTCGGCCAGGCCGAACACAACCGCGCGCAGGTAGCCGTGCGACTCCAGCGGGAGGGTCAGGTTCGGCCGAGCCACCAGCATCTGATCGATGCCTGCCACCCAGTGACGAACCTGCGCCGGGCGGCGGATGCCGCCGCGTTCGTCCTTGCAGACCGTGCCAGAGGCGACCAGGTCGGCGACTTCCTGGGCGAGCTTCACCGCGCGCCCCATTCGCAGGCCCTGTTTGGCCGGTTTAAACAGGCCCAGGTAGGCCAGCACCGCTCGGCCAAGCTCGGGCGGCATTGCCGCCACGGTTACTGCCAGGCGCTTGCCTTCCTCCTCCAGGAGAAACGCATTGATGTGGCCCTGGCAGCCACAATCGGGACAGGTGGCTCTCATCAGTGCGTCCGCAGATCCTTCAACGTGAAGATGGGCGGGGCATCCAGGCTACCCAGGGCTCCCTCCAGAAATTCCCTTACATACGCATCCTCTCGTCCATTGGCGCGCAGCAGCTCGATTCCGACCAGCACAACGCTGGTCAGATACTGAATCACCTGCGGCGGTGGGAGCGTCTTGATGCGCTCGAAGGTTACGCGCAGGGCTTCGCCGGTTGCCTTCTGTCGCTCTTGTTCCCGCTCGGCGTCGCTTACGGTATTGCTCATCCTTCCCTCCGGTTGCAGTCGATCTGTAGCGCAGCAATCAGGCTGTGCAGCTGGTCATGCTTGAGAAACTCCAGGCGGTCCACCTGAAACATGCGCACTGACATTGCATGCGCGTAGCTCCAGGGACGTTTGGCGCTGGCCAGCAGCGCCTCCACCTTTCGCAGCATCGGAACCTGGTCGGTGTTCTTCGGGCGGTCAGGGTGCGGCTTGCCCGGCTTTGCCTTCCAGCCAAGCCTGGTCAGCTCAGCCAGCACCGCATCGCGCTCGCTCGGCGACATTTGCGTGGATGACTGCTTGCCTGTCACGCGCTGCAAGAGCGCGCGATAGCTCGCCTCATCCATGCCGAGCTCCTTCTGCGCAACCTTGATCTTGGCGATCTGTGCGCGGCGCAGGGGGTCGGTTGCCGACTTCATAGGTGACCCTCCGGCACCCGTGCTGACCATCCAGCGCGGATCAGCTCGATGCTTGTGCAGGTGCGGCTGAGGTGACGACGCAGAGCTGCTGCCGAAGGCCAGCCCGGATCGTAGATCGTTCCGGTTCCCTGCTTGACCATAGTGGCAGTGCGACGCTTGCCCAGGCTCTTGACCATCCGCGCTTGCTGAGCCCTGCTGTAGAGGCAGAATTTACGGGGGCGGTAGAACTTGGCGCCGATGGGGCTGCTTTCCTGCATGTACCCCTGCTTTATCTCCCCATCAACGAACACGATAACTGCGTATCGCAGCGTCTTGATCTGCCTTACCTGGATCACCAGCCGATGTTCATCGGCGATCAACTCCACGTCACCGCCGTAGGGCGTCGCAAGTGCCTTCTCGACTTCCGCCCATTGTTCTTTGCTCAGCGGTGACTTCTTATGCGCCGACATCGCGAGGCTCCTTATCGCGGAAGCAAACGAGGCTCGGGGCGCTGATGTGGCGCACCAGGCGCCAGGGGAACACGTCACCACGGGCCTCGATGTAAGCGGCCGCCCGCTGGATGTACCCCATGGCCTCTGGAGAGCGCGGATCGTCGGCGCAGCTCAGGTCATAGAAAATCAAGCCTTCGATGTCCTGCTGACGGGCAAACATCTCGATGTCAGCGCGCACGGTCGCATCCGCCACAGCCAGTGCCAGCTCGGCGAGCTCGGAAGGAACGCGGGCGGTCACAGTGCCACCGCCGACAGGTCGAGGGTGATGGGCTGATAGGCGCCATCGTTGTCCCGCTGGTACACGCGGACGTAGGACTTGCTCCCCATGACCTGGACAGCTTCGCCAATGGCGCGCATGGCTTCCTGCCAGCGCGGATCGTTAATCTCCAGACGCCGCAGCTGTAGCACCTGCCCGGTGCGGATGTTGCCCTGCTGATCGACACGGAACGCATCGTTGATGATGGTGCGGATCTCGGTGCGTGCGCCTTCGGTCCACTCTGCCAGACACTGGTCGATGAGTGCCTTGGCAGCCAGCAGACGTTCGTCAAACTTGATCGTCTCCTGGAACTGGCGGATCACCTTGTATCGGCCATCGTAGGCCACCAGCGTGACGTTGCCCTTCTTGCCGCCGATGTGGACGCGGTACTGCTCTGCGCTCAGGGACACGAACGCGGCAATGCTGTTGAAGGCATGGCGCTTGAAGTCGGCCATGCGCTTGTGCAGATCCTGGGCGCGCTCAGCGAGCTCCTGCACCAGCTCATCGCGCAGCTTGTCGATTTCCTTGATGTGCTGTTCCGGGACCAGGTGCCCCTTGGCGTCTTGTCGGTAGCCTTCGGGAATCGCGTTCGCTTGCATGGGTGGGGTTTCCTTGTTCATCAGGGGGTGAGGTGGTTACGGGCTTCGCTGAGGGCGCCATCGCACTGCATCAGCAGTCGCAGCAGGGGCGCTGGCAGCCCGGCAGCGCGGGCATCCAGTGCCGTTTCCAGAACGTCCTTGGCAATGGCTTCCAGGCGTCGATCCACGGCGAGCGCTCGGGCGTTGTGCAGTGACCGCTCGCAACCGGCCGGCGCGGGCTCCGGCACGGCAGAAAACTCGGTGCCCGTGGAGCCACGGACCAACCAGAGCATCTGCGGATCATTGCCTTGGCGTTCGACCTGGTTTCGGTCGATCAGCTCCTCCAGGGTGTCGTCGATGTCCAGCGGGCGCGCATCGTGCAGGGTGGTGGCCAGCTGGACGCGCGTCATGCAGCCGCCTGCCTGGTCGATTGCCTCCAGGATTCGCTGCAGCAGCTGCTGCAGCGACTTGGGAAACGGAACATGCTTCGTCATGGTGTCTTGCTCAATGCAGCCCACTGGTGGGGGTGGATTGGCACACGTCCCACTCCACCTGGCAGCCGTGGAATGGGGTCGCCATCTTCGTGCGGGTCACCAGCTGGCCCTTGCGCTCGCGGATGTGCTGGGCGCCCACCAGCGAATCGCCGCGCGGGCGGTCGATCACGATCACGGGCCGAGCGCCAGTGATCGAGACGGAACGAGCCGTGAGGCCCTTGTCGGCCAGGGCATTGATGGCCTCCAGCGCGGCGGTCAGCTGGTGCTGGATGGCGGTGCGGTTCTTGTCGGTGGTGGTCACGGGAGACGCTCCTGGTTGTCGATTGGTGCCGTTTGAGCGGCGCTTGCGATGGCTTCATTGCTCCACTGCAGCAACTGGCCGATGGTCAGCGAATCGAATGGGGTGGCCAGCGCATAGCAGCGCTGGACGATCAGGCAGCGCGCCGGCAGTGCATCCGGTGATGCCAGCCTGGCGATGCCGCCCACAGCCGACACCAGGTCGGCCGTGAGATGGGAAATGGACGTGGTCACACCAGCACGCCCAGTTCTTTGGCCGCGTAGCGGATGGACTCGCAGCAGATCCGCTCGTTCTTGGCCTGCGAGTAGATCGAGGCAAGGCGCAGCACCTTGTTCAGGACGCGGAGTGCGCCCGGAAGGTCGGCAATCTGCCGGATCTGATCGCGGCAACCGGCATCGGCGATGTTCCAGGCGTCAATGATCGCGTCGGCGTCACCCTTGACCACCTTGTGAATGACCAGTCGCTTGCCGACCCGGCTATACAGGCGATCAAGGAACGGAGCGCGATTGCCGCCCGTCATCTGCGTGATGACACGATCATTGCCACACAGCACAAGGCCGATGCTGGTCTGATCGTTGATGGCGCGGACCATGTCCAGCGCCTGCACGGTCAGGTGCTGTGCTTCATCCAGGATCAGCAGGCCGCTGGTGTTGCGCACCTTCTGGAAGATGGCCCGCTGGATGTAGGCGGCGGAGTTAACCAGGTCGCGCAGGCCCATGACTGCGGCAATCTCCTGCAGGCAGGTAAGCACGCCGCCAGTGGCCGGGGTCAATTCGACGTGCCAGACGTTCGGGCTCACGGCTGCATAGCGCTTGTTCGTGACGGTCTTGCCCAGGCCCGCGCCGCCAGCGATCACTGCAATGTCGCCTGCCATGTGGGCGTACTGAAGGACAGCGCGCAGCTTCTCGCTGGTCGGCGTGGTGACGAACTCGGGGCCTTCGGGCAGCTTGCCGTTGCTGATGCGCTCATCGCGGACATTGAGCCAACCGGCCAGCTTGCGAGCCACGTTTTGCTGGTTGCCCGCATAGGTGCCGCCCAAGAACTGCGACAGCGTGGCGCTGCTGATGTCCGATTCCTTTGCCAAGCGGGCCTGGCTCAGGTTCTTGTCCTCTTCCAGGGTGATGCGCAGACGGTCGCGCAGATCGGCGAGCTGCTCCGGTGACAATTCTTCGGGGGTGATCGGGGTGACGGCCAGATTCATCGTGTTGGGTTCCTTGGATTGGTGCGGGTGCAGCGGGGCAACGGGTGGAAGGGGCGGACGTTTGAGGGCGGCGAGCTTCGATCTGCGGCGGGCGATGCCACCGCCTGCTGCTGTCGCTTTCGGGTTGGTCCGGGTGTCTACGCCGGATCTGAAACGGGCTTGTGCCTGGTGGCGAAGTGGGTGCGAACCTTCATTGCGTATGCGCTGGAGGTAGGCCTGCCGACGCTGGTAGCCGGTGGCGGGGTTGCTTTGCATCAGGCTTCCCCGTCAGGCGTGGTCCACAGGCTGTTCCGGCGCTGCTGGGCCTGCATGCGATCCATCAGCGACACGAACGCGCTTTCGTTGTCGTCGGTGCCGGTGCGCAGCCGTTCGGCGGGCTCGGCTTCCTGTACGCGCGGCGGCTGCCGACGACCGAACAGCGGCGCGATCACGCCTGCAGGCGGCAGCGATTCGGGCAGCGGCGACGGCAGCTGGTTGGCCACGCTGGCCGCTTCCATCCGGCGCTCCGCGTCCAGCTGCTTACGTGTTGCCTGGCGGTATTGCTTCTTTGCCCTGGCGTGTTCACGGGCGGCGCCTGTATCGGCGAAGCCAACGGCGGCGATGCAGTCCAGCTGGCCGATGTAGACGTTGGCCAAGGTGTACGCATGCACAGCCTGGTGCAGATGCTCGGGATCAAAGCGAAGCATCACCTTTTGACCTGCAAACGGGGCGATGGCGTCGCTCCAGTACCGATTGCCGGACAGACGAACGCTGCTATCACGGCGGTCACAGGTGACCACGTCCGTGGACAGGAGCATTTCCCGCAGCTGCTCAGGCGATGCCTTGCGGATCGTGGACTGCGCATAGCTGGACTCAAACGCGGAATCAAAGCTCCGGCCTGCAGCAGTGCGAGTGCGCCGGCCCTCGCGAGCGTTGTGGGCCGCGATTTCCTCATTCAGGACACGCACGAACTCATCCAGCGGAATGGCCTTGCTGCCGTAGTTCTCGGGCTTTGCGTCGGGCTTGTTACCCGTGTAGGCGCCAGCGAATGCCGGGTGCTTGGCAACGCGGTCGCACAGGTCACGCCAGGCGCGCTCGATGGGCTTGGCCTGGCCGTGATACGGCGTTGCCCAGTGGATCTCGCAGCCCATTGCCGTCAGGAGGCCGGTCGGATCGTCTTCTTTCACCTTGAATCGGAAGCGATTTGCGGTGCCGCCGGTCAGCATCTTGGATGCGAAGCCGCGACCGTTATCCAGCCAGACCTTGCCGGGAATGCCGTAGCGCTCGATCACGTCACGGAACGCGAAGCGCGCAAGGTCCGACGACTCGGTTTCGGCGATGCGGTAGCCCAGCAGTTTGCCGCTGTAGAGATCCTGGACACCCACCATGATGGGGCGCGCAACCGTGCCGTCCGGCCAACGTGCGAACACGTCGAACTTGTGGCCGTCGCTGTTCACTGCCTCCAGCGCGTGGAACACGCTGCGGTCGCGCTCCTGGGCCGGGAACGTCTGATTGAATCGCTCCTGGCCTTCGCGGGCCATCACCAGGACGGCGCGCGGCAGTTCTGCCTCAACACGGCGGATGAAAGTCTTGGCGCACGGAAGTGCGGGCCAATCCTTGGTGGCGGCGATGCGCTGCAGCCGGTCATAGCAGCTTTGCGCACTCGGAGCCTCGACCCGCAGATAGTCGGCCTTGAACAGATCCCAGGCCTCGGCGTGAATCTCGGCCTTGGCCTTGGTCGCGGCGTATGCCGGCACCAACAGCGCCAGGCGGTGCTGCTTCTCTGCTTTGGCCACCAGCGCGGCCCAGCGACCCAGGCTGGCCACGCTCACGCCGCCGACTTGGTCGCGCTGCATCTGGCTGGCGACGATCTGACGCGCTGCCATCAAAGGATGGCCCGCAGCCTGCAGCGCCTCAACGGCCTGCAGGGCGCGCAGGCGGCGTGCGGCTTCGTCCTTCAAATGCTGCGGGACGGCCTCGTAGCGCTTCCATGCGGACGCGATGGAATCGACGTTGGCCTGGCGAACCGCCACGGCCCGCTGCGGCGTCTCGCTGACCTGACCCGCGATGACAGCTGCGGCCTGTACGTCTGGCGGTAGCGCATCAACGGCATACAGTCGGCGACGACCACCGCGAGTGGCCTTTTCCTCAAACGCCCAGCCTTCACGCTTTGCGCGGATCTCGACGGCTCGCTTGGTCTTGCCCAGGCTGCTGGCCAAGGTGGCCAGGTCCAGCATCGAACGGGGGGACATGTTGCCGTCCGCCATTAGGATGCCCTCACGCTCAGGCGGTGCAGCTGGCGCAGGCGCTGGCTTGCGACCACACGCTCACGGTGGGCGCGGCCGATTTCAACGTCCAAGGTTTCGGCGCCCAGCAGCAGCTGGCCACCGATGACCTGGGCCTGCCACTCAGCGAGCAGCGTCCCGCCGCAGATCACTTCCAGCACGGGGGCAACCCACAGCGGAATGTTGAACGTTTCACGGCTGGGCGCGGTGTAGCCGTCGAGCATCGCCTTGGATACGTTCTGGCCAGTCAGGCGACTGGCGCGTGCGGCTACTTCGTGCCGATCCAGACCTGCTGCGTGCGCGGCCTCCAGCATCTGGCCGACCAGCATGCTGACGGACTTGCGGTAATCCATGGTGCCGTTGACCGGCGCCGAGGGGCGTGGGGTCAAGAAGAAGTCATAGGGCTGGCTGGGCTGACGATTCATCCTTGCGTCTCCTGCTCGGTGGGGGCGCCTGTGCGCCGGGGGGAAGCGGTAGATAGAGGCGCTGTTCATTGCGGGGCGCCAATTTGTGGATTGCGGCCTGTCCGCAGGCTGCTAGGCTTTGCATCGGGGGGCAGCAGCGGTTTGCGGCCCCCTGGGCCACGGTTCGGCTTACCGTCGGCGTCGTATCGGGTGGGCCAGATGGCCTGGGGCTTCTTTCCAAGGGCCTCGGCGATCAGCGCCTCCGCCTGCGGGTACGGCCGGCGGAGTGCTGTATTGAGGCTGTTAGCGTTGGTGTAGCCGTTCAGTAGTGCGAGCTGCCGCAGGGAGATTTCCTTGCGATGCAGCGCCGCTACGACATCGGCGGGATGCCAGTCCTTGGCGGGACTGGCTTTTCTCGGGGTAGTCGTTGCTGACAC